AGCAATTCCACCCTCTTTTTTAGGAACCACGCACCACATACATCTGTTCGGGCATCCACGGGTGAGGAAACCGTAAGCCGTTTCCTTATCTACATTATACAGGTCGTAGTCAGGGGCAGAGCGGTCGATAACGTCCGGTAATTTCTTCTTTATGTCATAGCCTGTACCTCCGCGTTCGATGGCATAAGCGTTTGTAATCCACTGCCCGAAGTCGGGCGTGAAACTGAACACTTTTGCCATATACACCTTGTCGTATCGGTCGAACGGATTATACCATTCCACGTTGTCGCCTTTCTCCTTATGGTATGCGCTTATCTTCATCATGGCGAGGTTGGGATAGTGGCTGTCAACGGCTATCAATCCGATATTCATACTATTGTTCCTTTAATGATTCTTTAAACTTGCTATTTTTCATGTTGTCATATGCTTCTCTCACTTTCCTGAACAACGCTTCCTGCTTCTTCGTAAACGGCATGAACGAATGATTCAGCCAGCGGCAGATGTATTGCACCTTGTCATCGGAATAGTCCTTATTTTCGCTCGTTATCATCCAATCAATTTTAAGATTTCCTTTCTCTCTTGCAAGTATGAAAGCGTCTATCAGCTTAGGGTATTTAATCAAGCTGGCTGCATTGCTTGTGAAATTGGCTTTCGGGCATACGATGCAACCGACACGCTTTCTTCCGTTCAAGTATTCAGGATTAATCGGCAAACCGTGTGCATGGATATAATTCCACACATCATCGTCAGTCCAATCAATGATAGGCTTTAGCTGGATAACGCTTGCCGTTCCTGTGCTTTGGCAATGCTCCTCAAAGTAATCATCAATCAGTGCCTTGTTCTTTTTCAAGATGGTTTTGTTCTTGATTTCGATGGCTGTCCTGTTCCTGCGCCTTGCACTTTCCGCTTTCCTCACTCCTACGATGCTGCACTCATCCACATACTTCGGATTGTGCTTGTAATCATTGCAGCAATATGCGGCTTGAACGGTGGGAAGAAAGCCTCCATGGTTCACGCGGATGTTCTGAATAAACCCAAACTTGTGGTCGCACCTCCATATCACTTCCGGGTAATGCTCTCTGATAAATTTCAACGTGACACTACTTTCGAACGAGTGATTGAAATAAGCTTTGAATTTTACCCCGCTTCTTTTGCATAAATCATAACAAACTTGGCTATCTTTTCCACCAGAAAAACCGAGGCGTATTTCAAAACCCATCATATCCGAAATTTTTTCAAACTTTCTTATTCGTTCGATTGCTGTTTGTTCCATTTCTTCTGCAAATAAATTCATGGCTTTCTCTTTGATTCAATTTATTGCTTGATCTTAATCTAATTTGCTCATAAGTTCTTCATCATACACCAAAACTAAATCTGCCCCGGCTTCGCTTGGATCATATTTACAGTCTTTCCATACTTCGTAATATTCATGGGAATGCTCTTTCAAGTCTTCTAGATGGCACTCTGTTGCGAGGGGACAAGACCACGCATAACACTTACCTTGCTTTGCATTGGGCGTATCACTCTCTTCATAATCTCTACGAGTGTAACCATGCTCGTCTCTATATAACATTTCAAACTCTTCTTGATCGGGATGGTTACACCCGTAGTGATTGTTAGCGTCCGTTTGGGTCGTGAAGTAACCGCAAACATTAGCAAGTTCGTCTATATGTACAACTTTCATGATTTATGTATTTTGATTCATGTAGTTAAAAAAGTACACCTTCCCACACTCGTCACACCTGTGGTTGCCGTTGGAACAAGAAACGATGGTGTATCTAGTACTCCCACAATAAGGGCATACCGGGAACTTGCAATTATTATTCGAACGGATGGTGAATACTGGTGTCATTACGCCCGTTTTAATTCGTGTTACACCCGTGTAATCGTCTACCAGTTTCATTATATCATCAACTTTGATGCTAGCAGGGAAATCCGTTCTTATCACGTGATCTATGCCACGTTCTAGTTCTTTTCTAGTCATGATTCTTTCTGTTTAAAGTGAGCGATTATTTCATCTGCGGTTGCACGGTGAAATTTTGGGATGGTGTTACCCGGATCGAGGGGGTATTTATCAACTAATGATTTAAACAAGCTACCCTTAGGTATATAAGCACCTTGATTGGTCCAACGTATTTCTTCATCATGAACGAAGTATTGATTCTTGTCCGTGTCATCTCTCATGGCAGCGAGGGCGAGAAAGAGAAAGACGTTTTCTCCACAATCAACATCCATGGAAATCCCATTCGTTACTTCTGCCATGTAATCACCTTGTTCTAACGGGGAAATTACGTGTACAGTACCGTTGTTGTATGTTAATAGCCAACAATTACTACCCGATTTTTTCGTGCAAACACATAAATCATACCCCATCTCTTCTAGCTTTTCCCGGAGTGATGGTGTATTTTTTCTTATCATGCAAGGTGTTATAAACATTACTTTTTTCTTTTATATTGTTTAATTTTTGGTCACCTTATTTATAAGGCGACCAGATGTTTATGATTTGCTCCCGACATGAGTGTCGTGAGCAAAATGATCAATACTTTTTCCCGTGCATATTATCACGGAAGGAGTTATATAACATTTTTTGTTCAATGTGCCATTCAAGGTCAATCTTATGAACGTAACAGATTACTCTTAACGTTCCGAGGGTTGAACATACCACGTTTGTAATTGAATCAAGTTGACTTGTTATGTTTCTACAAACAGCAAACATCTCTTCAGTAAAAGTGTATTTAGTGGCTGCATCCGGCAATATATCATTAACAATATCTTGCCATCCGTCATTCCAATCATCAAGATTTATGTTTCTAAGACCGGCAAAATCAAGTAGTCGGATACAAGCATCCGCTAATTCTTCTTCAACGCTTCCCTTGATATACGCTTCAAAGTCCTCTTTGAACCTTCTTTTTCTTATTTCTTCTGTCAATGCAATACTATTACCCTGCCATTCCTTAAATTTGGCAATATCAGAGCGTTTTCCTTTCCTGTCAGCCTCTACCGCCTCGGAAAGTTCGGTAATCACTAACATCAGACAATGTTCGTTACTTAACTCGTTATCGTGAAATCCATGTTCACAGGCCGTCTTGTAAGCCTTGTCTCTTAGTCCATTTAAATTCATGTTCACTTCTTATTTTACTTTTTAGGAGAGGATGTTTTAGTTTTCTCCTGTTTTTTATCGTACCGTTTCATCCTTTCACATTTACCATCGCATCCCATGCTAAGATGGAACGATCAAGATAGAATTATTAATACTTGTTATTGATTTTGACCAACCGGATCGGCCTCGTTACAATGTTTTTGCCCTGACAATTTCCCTTGTCAGCATATCCCAAGAGGTTATTAAAACCTTTAGTTTTACTTCTCTCCCAAAATTGTTGTTTCTTCTTTCCTTTTGTCATGAACAGTTCCAATTACCACGCCATTTCTGGCCACGTTCAAAAACTTGTCTTGATAGAACACGCCCTTCTTTTTAGCGTACCATGAACCGTTATAAAACCCAATGTTCCAAATCTCCCCGTCCTTGTCTCGAATAATGTCATTCTCGTAAATTTCCCTACCATTTCGATCGAGAATCCCAGTGAATTGTTCGAGGATCACGTCTGACATAGGCACAATACTATTCTTTTCTTGATAAACAACGACCTCGTTAGTCTCGAAAGATATTTCGATCAAGGGAATATACTTCTTGCCTCGCTTGTGGAAACATCTAAATTTTACTCTTTCATTCATGTTTTCAAGTTATCTAAAATAGTTTTTAACTCGTTCCCGTTCTCCACGAGGCCACGGAAGTAACGTTTCAAGGCTATCCTTTTAGCATACACGACAAGCACCCCACCCTCCTGCATCTTATCAATCACATTCACAATAGAGACCGCCCTTTCCTTTCTTTCCCTTTCCCGAGAATTCCTCGCTTCATCCATCATCTGCCACTTTTCTTCAACAGAGAACTGTATCAACCCGAGGCGATCAAGGTAATTGTAAACAACGTTCCCGTAATCCGGGCATTCTTTCGTTCGCTTGTATTCCTCGAAGAGATCAAGGGCGTTCGTGTAATCCATCTGCTCGATCTCTTCTGTCGTTCTCGTTCCCTTTACCGCTATCTGCTTTTTGGTATCCACACGAATATTTTCCTCTTCAAGCGCTTTCCTCCTTTCTTCCGAGAAAACGTAATCGTTCAAGAATTGATTGAACGAGCGAATATTTATCCCGTAATATTCCCCGTAAAGACCTTTCGCCCCGTTTGATAACGCTAATTCCACCTCTTTCAAGGTTAATCCCTTGAATCTACAGTACAAGTCCTTGCAAAGTTCATTCGCCATGAACTCCAGAATCTCCTTGCTGGCAGCCTGTCCCGCCATGATGTAAACTCTTGTTATCACCCCGATAAGAAACTTTTTTGCCATGTCCGGTGGCTCATCCATGATCTTGGAGGAGTTTAAAGCCTGTTTGATTAACACAATCTCATTCATCATTTATTAAGTTTTGAGCGTCAATAAGCATTTGATCGGTTTTAGAGAGTTTCCTGGAAGCAACCTTATTCGCTCGTCCTTGAGCGGTTGCTACAATTTCGTTAAATTGGGAATTTATATTCGTGACACTAAAATGATTAAATATCCAACCATCCTTGATTGATAGCAAAAAAACTCTTAAAGCATACAAGATTGAATCGTCATCTATCAACATACCCTTTTGCTCTCTTGAAAAAGTTATTTTTTGAAGCAATTGAGACATCGCGCCAGCATCTTTGGCCGTCCAGTAGTAGTTACTAGAAAATGTATGTTTAAAATGTTCTTCAAAAAGAAAACGAGCCTTAGAATTTATTTTCTTAGACTCGTTATCACCTTTCCGGCCTTCCCCCTTTAAAGGGGGGTTGGGGGTATTAGTATTTCTATTTCTTTTTTTCTTTACTTTCTCTTTACTTTGTGTACTTATGTCGTCAATAATCCCGTTTTTGTCGTCAATAACCTCGTTATTGCTGTCAGAAACCCAATATTTGACTACATATTCAATTTTTTCACGTCTTGAAACCGCACTTTTAAACCTGCGTTGAATCCCGTTTGACGTTAATATATTATGCTTGTTAAATAACTCCTCATTAAAAAAATCTACTTGAATCGCTTTCTTTACAACTTCAATTACGGCACCCTCGGTGGTACCAACACTGTCAGCCACCACAAAAGGCAAATCATTATCCCACGGTATATAATACCCTTTATCCTTGTAGATATTACATAGCAGGCAAATTAGTATTGATGTCGATGTCGGGCCACACGCCCGGGATATCTTTCGTATTTTTACATCAGAGAAAAAATCTGTATCAAACGGGAAATATTCAAGACCTTGTTTCGTGGGTCTTGCCATAAATCATAATTTTTCAAAATCACCTTTATCTTTAAACTCAAATCTGGACTGTTTTGCCGCAGATAAGGCTGCCGTGTAAGTGTAATCGTAATAATCGAATCTAATACTAGTTGAAACAAGCGTCCAGCCGCTTTTAAACATATCCGATGCAAATTCGACCTCGGCATTGGATTCCTCGAGAGATAGTATGTATTCCTCGCCTTTATTTGTCGTGTAATCAGAATAACACCCCTCTATGTCATCGTAAGGCAAACTGCTATGCCGGTTGATTAAAAACATTCGCTGTTTACCGGGGCTTCCTATAATTAAAAGTAAATTAATATTCTCGGATAACCCAAAAGTATTTATTTTGATAACATCATTCCGATTCAACAACGTTGCCATTGGTTTTATTTCAACATAGATATTTAATGCCGGCAAATAAAAGTCAGGCAAATACCTTACCCCAGAATCAAGCTCGAAACCTTCCGGTTCGTACTCGTATCCTATGTTCATATTGTCAAAAAACACCGCCCATCTTGCTTCCAATCTTGAGCGAAACTTGTATCCATTATAAATTGTATCAATAGATTTCATGGTCAGTAAACTTTTTTAGATGTAATCTCACAAATATAATAATATTTATTTTCTGTATCCGGCCATAACTATTCTATTTCTTCCATCACGAATAACACACGAGAAGCATTATTAGCTTCTTTTTGAAGTCTTCTATAAGCCTCCACATCCTCCACGATTTTGTTTTAATCGTGGTTTTGCTCCCGTCTTCCATGATCAAGACGATTCTTGTTATTTTCACTTTCATAATTAAAATGGTAAATCATCGTTATTACTAAATGTTTCTTGGCTTGAAACCTGCCGATCCTCCCCGGATTTCCGCACGGACGGTAACATGGTCATGGAATGAACGATCACTTCTGTAATATACCGCTTCGTCCCGTTTTGATCTTCCCATGATCTGCTGGACAATTTGCCTTCTAAATAAAGGTGATTGCCTTTCTTCACGTACTTCTCGACAATTTCAACCAATTTTCCCCATATCACGACATTATGCCACTCGGTAACGGTCTTTTTCTCTCCATTCTTGTCTTTATAACTCTCGTTAGTGGCAAGACTAAACGTCGCAACCTTGTTGTTTTGTGTGTTCCGAACCTCGGGATCTTTCCCGACAGTCCCTACCAAAATCACTTTATTTACCATTAGCTTTCAATTGAATGATTATTGGGGACTTTTGCGGCTTCCTTAATAAAATGATTCATCTCTCCAAAAGCGACACACATGGCATCATACTTCAAATAAAGCTCGTTCAACTCTTCCTTCATTAAAGAGATCGTGCGTTCTTTATCCGAAACGTCCTTGGTCAACTTCCGAACCAATACCCGGAGATCATCCACGGGCAACTTATCCACGATAGTATTAGAAGTTTTCTGTTCGTTTAACTCTTTTTCGATCTCCTCGTCTACCTTGGAATAATCTCCCACCAAGGCAAAATACACGTAATTCATACTTTCTTATTTTTAAAATTTACACATTTGATTTTACTTTCTTTACAATTAGGCTGCGGGACAATCCGTGTCGGGAAACCTATTAAACCGTATTTCCACCGGGTAGCGTGAACGCATTCGAGACAATCCGAGACATTCTCTATCCTATTCTCGATAACTATTCGTCTCTTTCTCATGTAGCTTGAAGACAAACGTTGGTCAGTTGTCTTTTATTGTTTTCAACATACCATTTCCCGTTACCCCCGTCCACGATTTTCAAGTCCTCAACCCTTCCGAATCGCCTGTAATTATCAGCTATATCAACAATCCACGAGCAAGTTTTAGAAGGATGTGGACGAATAGCCCGCCCCACCATTTGATAGTAAAGGGCCAGAGACATCGTGGGACGAGCTAAAACGATCGTGCTTAACTCGGGAAAGTCAAAACCAGTAGTTAATACTCCCACGTTAGCGATAACCCGGATTTCTCCACTCTTGAAGGCTCTCAGAATCTCTTCCCTCTCCTTCTTGGGAGTCTCACCAGTCACGATTTCGGCAAGCCCGTTCAATTTGTCCACGACATATCTCGCTTCCTCCACGAAACGGGTAAAAACAAGAATATTCGGTCGATTAACCCTCAAAAGACGTTCTACAACGTTCATTAGCTTCCCCATGAACCCGCAGGTATCGTAAGCTTGTTTCACCGACCTGTCCGTGTAATCGGCTCCCGTGGAGTTGACTTGTAACTTGGAAACATCTATCGTCTTCACTTGATAGTATTCGAGCTTCGCGAGATAGCCATGAGCAAGCAATGTGCTTATCTGCTCGTGATAGATCACCTCTGAAAATACCCTCGGTCGTGTTCGGGTAATAAACTTCAATTCAGCACCAAGCATATTCGTGTATAATCGATAAGGGGTTGCCGTCAGACCAAGAACTTTACACGTTAGCATCGATAGAAATGTTTTATACATCCCCTCGGCAGGATTCACCCCATGACATTCATCAATAATAATATTCTTGAAATGCTTGAATAACTCCGGGTGACTTTTCACGCTTCCAATCGTGGCGAAAGTTATCCGGTTAATTTGTTTCGAGTTAAAGGATGCCGAATAAATTGAACAATCAAGAATCCCGTAAGAACATAGCTTTTGAAAATTTTGCTCTAATATTTCCTTCGAGGGTTGAAAAACTAACGTGTACCCCTCTAATTTACTTGCAATATCCGCTATAACTAACGATTTTCCCGCCCCCGTGGGTAATACCAGTATCCCATTTTTATTCCCAGAGGCACGAAAAAAGTTTACGGCCGCATCAGAGGCTTTCTGCTGATAATCACGTAATTTGTACATATTTTTCTTTACTTAAAATACTCAATGATGAATCTTCGCTTAACTTGCTTAGAAAAGCATTAATTATACACGCTTGCTCCTTATTCATACCAACGGGAGAAAAAGAACCATCCTCATTTTTTATCATCATCACAAATGTTCCCGCTTCCAAATCATTCATAAACCTTTCTCCTTTCGTAATTTCTTATTAAGTGCCTTGTAATACTTGATTAGTTGCTCGTACTCGAAATCTGACATTTTAGAAGAACCTGCGGCTTTCACTTTCAGCAAATCAAATTTCTGTTGACCTATCTTAGCTATCAGATTCACCCGGTACTCTTCCAAATGGTCGGCTTTGAACCTATTGCAGTGACGGCATTCAGCATGGCAATTATTTTCATCGAACCGTGTAGACAAATGCGTCCGGCTGAAATAATGACCGCAATCCGCTTGCGCGAACGGCTTTATCTGCCCGCAACTGATACATTTAAAACATCCATTTAGCATACAATCACGAAGCCGGATGAAAAGGGAAAACTCCTTGTCGAGTTTGGTTTTCAAATCCGGCTTCTTCTTTATTTTTACCCCTGCTTTATCAAACAGAGGTAAGGGCTTGTCTTTCTTTTTAGCCTTAGTTCGTTTTATGTAGTATGGCATTCTACTATTGGTTTACATAGTTCAACAACTCGCTTACAATCCTCCACATCAAACATTCCAATGTGGCAAACTTCACGTGGTATGTTCAGCTGGTTAGATAGCCATAAGTAAGCCTTATTTCTATTTGATGTATTGGGGATGTGTTTTTTCCAAATCTTATTGATTAGGCTTGTTTTAGCAATCTGGTCAAAATAGAAGTGAGCTTCTTTCTTAGCTTCTCTCAATTCCGCATTTGCCAAACGCCCCAATGCTTGACCCGTGCCTTTGTGAACACCTACATAAGCCTTACAATCACGACAAAGGAAAATCATGCCGTAGGAACGTCCGTAGATTACAGAGCTATCTACAAATTCGGTAAGCTTACCGCAATAAGGGCAAATCTTACCAGTTAATATTTCATTCATTGAATTTATTTACAATTAGCATAATCCAAGGGTAACACTACCGGGTTGTACTTCCCCGGAATACTCGTCTATAGCCAAGTACTTTCGTGTTTCCCATCTCAAAAGGTTGTGGACGGAACCGGTAACGATCCGGCATACACACCTCCGGCCGTGTGCAGTGCATTCCAATATGTCCGCCCGTACGCCCGTCTTTCCGGGCCGTCAATTATTCCATATAAACCATAGAAAATTCTTTCGGGATGAACCGCCCCACTGGGATAGGTTTTGCTGATTCAATAGCCGCATGAATTTCACGCTTGTTGAACCCATGTCCATTTTCTTTAGCTCGTTTTTCACATTCCTCCTCCTTGTTTTTGAGGTAATGAGTGATAAGCATCATCGCTCTGTCTACATTGAAAGTATTCACGACAAAGGTTTGCACTCTTTCTTCTTCATCGAATGTGATTTTCGTTTCAATTTGGTAAAACTTCTTTTCGTCCGGTTTAGATTCCTCACCCTCGCTTTGTTCATCCATTTTGTCCATGTATTCCTCCAATGTTATCTCGTCTTTGAGATAAGCCACCGACGCGTCATCCACCTTGCGTTCTTTCAAGTTGTCAGTAAGAATCACGCACGAATCAAACTCCTTAACCATCGTAAGGGTGAAACCTGACTGATAATTAAGCTCTATATAGTCTTTCAAGATAAGGCAGGCATTCTCCAACCCGATAGCATAAAGCAAGAACTTGTACTTCTTATCGCCTACTTGCGCTTGCGCGAGATAAGGATACAAAAACTTATTTTCATTCTCAAAAGCCAAACGTTTTTGATTGCTTACCTCTACCTCGTGAATATCTCCCGCATCAATATAAAAACGAATTTGGGCTAACACGTCTTGATCTATTAAGATTCCTCGCTCGAAAAGGATTTCGTGCCGCTCTATGTTCACAACTTCACCTGTATCTTCATCAACGAAAGATTCCTCCCAGCCTTTAAGGACTCGCTTTGCAAGGTACATGTTAAGCATCCCTTTCGGATCTGATGTCACGTACCGGTTCTCTGTTTTTCTCGTTTCTATCATATAAATTCTTTATTTCTATCTATTTCTTGTTGTTGCTCAAATTTCCAACAATATCCACCTGCTATTTTTCTTTTGTTGTTGCAACACAGTGAGATATTTTGAAAGTTTATACCGGTATCTCTATAAGCATCCATTAATGTCAAATGCCGCTTTATAAAAACTCCGCTCTTATCTAATTGAAGAACAGCTTTACCTTGAGATATGGATCTTCTTCTTGGAGCAGTACCATAATTCAAATTATAAGCATGAGTACACCATTCCAAATTCGATAAACTATTATTACTTTTGTTTTCATCCTTATGGTTTATAACTGAATACTTATGAGGATTAGGTAAAAAAACTTCAGCAACCAAACGATGAATATTAATTGTACGTGAACATCCGTCTTTGAATAGATTCACACATTTATAGCCACATCTTTCTTGTGGTTTAAGTATATGAGGCTTTTTCTTCATTAATTCACCATTTTGTAATCTTACATGACTGCATATAGATTTAATTCTACCCAAATCCGATACTTGGTATAAACCTTCGTATCCAACAACATCTTTCCAAGTTTCTTCTACCATAAATATTCTCGTTGCTTTTCAACTTCCTGCTGGATATGTAATAAAAATTCTCTTTCATTCGGGCTGGGCAAATAAATACCCGCTTGGGAACTCGCGTAATTTCTGAAACGTTCGATCGCTAACGTAAATTCACCCGTGCTCAAGTCGGCAGAACTTCTCAACGTCTTTATCGTCATTCCTTTTTTATTCACGATTTCCATTTCAAACATATCCTTATTACATATACGTTTGAATATGTCAATTTTAACTTCGTCTACACTATACCCCGTTTCACAAGCGAACCAGCTAAGAAGCAAATAAAAATATCTATTTTGCGCTAACGTACGGTTAGGGTGTTTCTTCTTCACCTCAACAACCGCACGTTCTTCAAACAATTTATTCACGTACTCTTTGAACTTCACGTGCTCGAAGGGGTTGTGTAAGTTGAAAATCATTCTAACCCAAAGATTTTTTTATCGGTAATCAACTCTCTGTTTTCTTCCAAGAACCGGATAAATTCTTCACAATGTTCTGTAAGAATAGGTATATCACGATCCGGGTTGAAAACGTATGTCTCCGTGTAAGTATCTACCACGTAACCGCCTTTGTTAAACTCCACGATGTTATATTCGAACGTCCGCACATCCGAACCGCCCTGCATAAGAGCGTAGGGATAAACAAGATGCTGGAAGTTGTTTTTAAACTTACCAACACTATAACTACCGGTAGTTTTGATGTCATGAACGGCAGAGGGCATCAATTCATCGATCAAACCACAAAGCAACACGTCTCCAAACTTCGTTGGCAAAATGGCCTCCACCCATTGTTGGGTCAACGCTCCCTTGAAGTAATCAGCAAATTCTCGACAAAGAGAAATAGGAAAGGTAAACTCTCGATTTTTATAATACACTACATACGCGGTATCATTCCAACCTCTATGCACTTCCATGTTGTTAGGCTTTCTATTCTCAACCAGAGCGTCTACTAATTCATTAAAAGCCGTTCCTTTATCTGCCGCCTCGCTATCAAACGGAACTCTGTTTATGCGATTTATCAATTCTTGAAACTGCTGCCCGTGAAATTCTTCGGGTGTATGGGGTGGATTTTCACTCCATCCCCAATATTTATCCCAAATAACATCACTATTCAAGTACCCCCAAAAGTTATCGAGAAGCGTGGCATAAAACCTGTATCTATGCTGCTTTGTCTCCATAAGTCTTGGTTTCTTTATCGTAAACAAGCCCTAACGATTTCACCTTTTGAGCGAAAAGGTTTCGAGCCATAACCAAAGAGCTACCAACATGATCAAACTCGTTGATACGAGTGGCAAAGTCATTTGCAGAACAAGCATCCGTGATGTACTCGATATTCTCCTTGATCTCCTCTATTACCTTGTCATACTTCTCTTGAGCTTCTTTCTTGGTGGCCAGCATCCCCAAATACGAATTGACAATATGGGTAGTTATGAAGTCATTCTTGGCAGTTGGATTTCCGTTTCTATCAAGAATGGTCGGCACTTCCATTACCGAGGGTAGGTTGCAGGTGTTCTTACCGTCATTTCTTGAAGTCGGGTCGAAAGTGATAGTACGTCTTTGCACCCCTCTCTCGCTCTTCATTTCAAGATAACCGAGCAAATCAAGTTCGGTGACAATAGAATTATAGGACTTCTCTCTAAGTGCGGGAATGAATACCGTATCGTCACCTTCTTTTCTCGTGTCCCGGTGAGCAACGAAGATAATGTGCTTGTTCAGGCTCGAAAGTGTCCGTGTCATCCAAGAAAATTCAGCGTTGATACCGCTCCAATCCCTTATAGACGGTTGTCGGGTTCCGCATTTGTGAGTAATAATAAAGTCCATCATCTTGCCGATAGTGTCTACTACTATTGTCTGATAGGCCGACAAATCCTCTTGCAAGACCTGCTGAATATCGCCCCAAGAAGTGACTTGCACCGTGTCGATATTCTCCAAATGCGCCATGTTCATGCGCTTAACGCCATTATCGAAGTCTAATAATAGCGGTTTCGGCGCACTTAAAGCTACCGTGCTCTTTCCCATTCCGGCTTGACCGTAAATCATCATCTTTACCGTGGTTGGGATCACCAATTCATTTGATTTCTTAATAAGACTCATAATCGTAAATTTAGAATTGTTATTTTAATGCTATATTTGTCCCCGGATCACATTGAAGTTCACGACTGCATCGTACCGGGGTTTAAGAAGATTATAAACTTGGCAGGACAAGCTCCGTCACCGGGCAACCTACCGTTTACTATACATTTTTTATTCACCTCGTTTCAACGATAATATTTCAACCGTACGAGGGCTGTAAACATGTCAAAGTACGTTGGTCGAGTCACCCGGATGTTTCTCAGGCAAGAGGGTGACTCTTTTTAGTGGAAAGAAAAGGACTCGAACCTTTTTAGCCGGCTTTTCAGTCCGGTGCATACACCGTGTCTGCCATCTTTCCAAATCCCCGTTTTTCCGGGGTGTCAAACAGTTAAAGAACTAAATAGAGGCAATGTAAGCGGCTTGAACCTTCACCACTTCTCTAAGTTTTCTAATCTCCTCTGCAAGCTTCAAGTTTTTATCACATTCTTCATTGAACCATTTCTTATAATCCTCAATGGTGTATTCTTTTTTCGTGTCATTATGCTCGTCCATAGTTTCTAACATTTACGGTTTATATTCTTATATCTTTTGTACTCTTTATAGATTTCATCCCACATCGGGATTACCACGATTAAACTTATACCAAACATCATGTATTGATATGTTATCCCGGACAAACCCGCTATTAACGACACCATACCAAAAACGGATAATAAAATCGCTAGTATCGTGTTCACAATTTTCATTCTTCTTAATATTGAGATTTCCAGTATCTTTTTATTTCAGCACCAGTATAAAACCGTCTCATGTTCTGCCTCCTAAATCCACACTTTATTAAACCTTGATCAGTGTGTATTCTAAGGGTATTCCTATGTATACCCAAGATTTTAGCCGCTTCCCCGATAGAATACCTGTTAGTGTCTGAAATATTAGGTTCTGTCGTACTCATAACAATCCTTTTCTATTACAAAACGCAACTAACTTTTTCCCATTTACCTCGATTCCGAATCGTTTACAAGCCCGGCAAATAGTGCTTTTTATAGCGTCTGGGGTCTTGTTCAAGATCGTGGCTATAGACTTGTGCGACAACCCGTCAGCCAAAAGAGGCATGATGTCGTTTTCAGCAGGGGTTAGCTTGTACTTTGGGGCAATCATGCACACCCGGTCTTTACAGAAAAAACGATTCGGGCACATGATAAACTCGCTATGTAATACCCCGTCTTCGTCTATATCTAAAACGTTATCAACCGCACCACACTTGCAAGCGAAAAAATTCGTCACGATCTGCCAATGGAAAAACGTCCGGTGCATTTTACTCGCCGCGAATTTTCTTTCCAAAACCTTCACCGCATCCGGGTAATTCTCGTTAAGCCATGCCATCGCTACCCCGGTGAACTCGTAATCGTTCTTGTCATACACTCTCATCCCACCCGGCACACTATATTGTATCGTGCCCACCGAGGTCAAGCCAAATTCGATACTCTTCAACTCTACCATATTACAAGAAATTATAAAGTTGGGCGTACTCTTCATTTCGATCATCGGTGTAAACAGAGTTCCTCTCTTTCCAAAGGAGCGTTTCGAGGTCATCTCTCATCATGGAAATAAACTTGCTTACATCTTCTGGATCGAGACAATACTTGTCACAAATCTCACCTTCCGACATCTTGGCAATTTCGTCAAGCTCACCTTGTACACACTCTGACGAGTTTACATCGTAATCGAAATGTAGAGTTTTCATCACGCTATTCTTTTAATAGTTAAAACAGACTTGTTTAAAGACACCTTAGTATACACGTTCTGCTTTTTTAGCTTTGAAGACCAAGTTCTGGCTGTCTGGACGTTTTGTATGGTGGGTTTGTCAATCACGATAGATCCACCCACTTCCAAACCTAACAAGGTTTCTTTCCAGTTTATTCGCTTGTCAATCGCTATTTTCATCGGTAAAATATTTATATTTGTCACGTAATAATTATTTGTTGATGCAAATATACTACATTGATTATTTAAAACAAATCATTTGAGTATATATAGCTTTAATTTAACTATATTTAATAATCAATAGAGCATGACTACTATAAACGAAAGACTACAAATCATTATAGATAAGATATTTGACCGCAACAAAGCCAAATTCGCCAAAGCAATAGGAATCGCCCCAACAAGCGTGTCAAACTATCTTAGCGAGAAGAGAAAATCAACCCCTTCTGCGGATATGCTTGAAAAAATAATCAATGTAGTAGATAATATTTCTGCCGAATGGCTTCTCACCGGAGAAGGCGAAATGATCAAATCATCATCACCCAAGGAAACAACCGCACCCATCACCATCGACCGATTAATGAGTATCATCGAGAGCCAGCAACGTACAATCGAAAACCTATCCAAGAAATGAACGAGAGCAAGCGAAAATTGATCGCAACTGTCAAAGTCATTGACATCCTTCTTGAACAAAAAAGAATAAGCAACGATCAAGGAACGAGCGTGTCCGGTGGCTACTGGTTCGATATAAAAATGTCGATCCGAGACAAGTGTCACGCCGACATCTACAAGGATGGTCTCTCGTGCATATTCCAAGAATCGCTGTTATCCTACAAGGAAAAATGTATCGATAGGATCTCCAATATAGAACAACAAGAACACGAGTCCAAGCTTGACGAAAAATACAAGCTCGTAAACATCAAGTATGTAAAACGAGCCTATATCATTTCAATCATATCCATTATAACATCCATCGTTTCTATGATAATATCCGCCATAGCGATAGCCCGATAGTCACAAGTGAAATAAGAATTGCAACCGAAGAACACACGATGGTGCGCCTCAAATACTTGTTCATTATCTCCATGAATTCTATATCTGAAATCTGTTTTTTCTCTTTCATAGCCATATAATTTATATTTGCACCAACATTTCAAAGAACTCACTAAAACCAAAAAAGTTAAATTCTAAGGATCATCCGCCATTTCCGAACCCAATAGGGTTTCTTTCCTGTTTATTCGTTTATCAATCGCTATTTTCATCGGTAAAATATTTATATTTGTCACGTAATAATTATTTGTTGATGCAAATATACTTTATTTTTCTAAAGTATCAATGAAATACTTTAAAAAAATAAAGTAGTTAATATTATTTAACCATTGAGCTTTATAATTTGATTATGAAAAAAGAAAATTGGGCTTTAGGATTAAGCATCGTGGCAATTGCTATAAGTATTGTAACCGCATGTTTCTGTATATTCAGAATACAACCATTTACTTATGACAGCATGACATTAACGATGTCCGTTTTAGTTGCTGCTGTTACAATATATATGTTCATTCACATAATCAATGAATTTCTTTTAGAAAAGAAAATAAAGCACTCTATACAGAAAGATATAGATAAAAGAACCGATGATATTCTATACCACAACATGTACCTTACATTTTTCTTCCAAGGCGTAAATGAGCTGAGAAGAACACAATGCGAGGCATCCTTGTATTATCTATTTAAAAGCATGGAGTGTTTAATGAGAACAAGCATAGACAAAGATAAACTGGATGAAATTATACTGAAAATTAAAACAATAAAAAATAATTATCCAGCTACAAAAATCTCAAAAGATGAAATAAAAGAATATATAAAGATTATTGCATCAACCGGCCACAAGGACAGTGGAGAGTTAATAGAGATATTGAATTCAATGAAAGAATAATCACGTTTGCAACAAGTAGATGATAAATAAGAAAAACGTTATAAGATATATAAACAATATCCCGGCTATCACTGATATTGTTTGCTGATTGAGGTCAAATAAGCAAACAATTATCACTGGAAGAGTTACCATTAATTCTATTATAGCTAATTTTTTAAAAGCATAGATTATGTCTTCGTAGTCCATGGCATAAAGTTAAAGTGACCGGCTCCAAAGTTGCGGTTTGAAGTTGAGTCAAGTAATTAAATAGTTTAACTAGAATCATCCGCAACTTGATTCCAACACAAATATACTTTATATTATTAAAGTATTAAAATTATAAATCTCTTGTTTATGGGAATGATTGATAGATTTTTTGAAGCAATAGAAAAAGCTGGCATAACTCCTTATGAAATAGAAACAAAATTTGGGGTAAAATCCGCTCAATCTAAAATTTCACAAATGAAAAGTGGAAAGACTAATACGGGAAAGGATAAATCACTTCCATCAGACATATTGTCTGCTGTTTGCATAAATTGTAACCGAATAAATCCAGAATACATTCTTACAGGAAGAGGGAATGCTATCATTGAAGAACAAAATGAAAATAGCACAGCAATTGGTGCAACTAATTCTTCAATTACCAAAATACCTACTACGGATCAAGACATTAAAATACTCGACATACGAGTGTGTGCAGGACATGGGGTTGGATTTGACGGAAATGAAAATAAGGTTATTGGATATGTAAATATACCAGAATTTACCGGATGCTATGGAATAACTGTATACGGCGATTCTATGTACGATATGTATATGTCGGGAGATACAATCTTTGTCCGTGAAATAAAAGACAAACGAAATATAGACAACGGACAACCGTATGTAATTATAACCAAAGAAGATAGGCTTCTTAAGATGATTCACATCGACTATGAGCAAAAAAGAACAATATTGTCATCTTACAACAATATTATTAACCCAGACGGGAAAAGAAAATACCCCGACATGGAAATTGACATTGACAACGATGTACTTCATTTGTACAAGGTCGTTGGAAAGTTAGCAAGAACCCAAATGTAATTCAGGGAATCAAAAAAAACGAACTAAATAACTAAAATACAATGAAACAATTTTTATTTTTAATAGTGATCATATTAATGAATACATCTTGCGGGAATAGTAAAGTAGAAGTAACCGGAGCAGATAAATATATTAACGTGATCACAGGATTTACTTGTAAAAAAGCCGCTGTCACAGATAACGGCTATTTAGTAATTGCCATTGACGCTATTGGAACAACAAATTACGACAAACTTGCTTCCCAGTTTCTTGCTGAATCAAAAAGAGAAGGAGTAAAAGGACTAAAAGGAGTTCTAATTGTGGATATTAAAAATTGTCAATTCCAAGAAGGAGCGGTTACAGGAAAAAGGATTGGAAAGGCTTATAACAAATGATATGTTTATTATGCAAATCACTCCAATAGAAATATCTACCCGCTTCTCTACAGCATGGAGTATCGCCACGACAAAAAGAGGCTCGAAAAACAAATTTTTCGAGAAGTACGGGATTGATAAAAGGAATTTCTACCGTGCGCTCCGGGAAAGGGACAAGCATAATATCGATGCCTCTTGGATCGCCGCTCTCGTGATAGAGTTTGGGGTGTCCGCAGATTGGATTTTAACAGGAAGAGGGGATATGATTGAAAACAATAAAACCTGCAAAATACCTGAAATTATAAAAATGACAAAAGAATAACAATTGATTATGAGCCGATTACAGTTAGGAAATACACGTCTGGGGGGCGTGTTGTCGCAGGTTCAAATCCTGTCATCCCGACTACTGAGAATCAAGAGGTTAGACCAAAAATCTAACCTCTTTTTTATTTCAGAAAAAGCATGGTTTAAGCGCAGTTTAAACGATTTGTTTAAACCGAGGTTTAAACCGAAAATGCACAATGAGTACTACAATTACTGTTGTCTGTTACCAATCAAAGACACTTTCAAATGGAGAGAATCCACTAATGCTTAGAATCTGCCAGAACAGAAAAATAAAGTATAAAAGTTTAGGAGTATCTCTCAACAAGGAGTATTGGGATTTCGAGAAGAACACCCCCAAACCCAAGTGCCCCAACAGGGAAGTTTTGATAAAGCTGATCTTGAAGGTTCAAATGGAATACCAACAAAAACTATTGACCAAGAAAGCTGATGACGAGGAATACACAGCCGATTCATTGATAAACGAGAAGAAACAAGAGATCAAAGCCAAAACTGTTGATGAATTTTATCAACACCTAATACAGAATTTAAGAGCACTAGGAAAAGTTGGTAATGCCGAAGCCTATTTAAACTCTTACAATTCGTTGAAAAACTTCAACAAGGGTAAGAAACTGACTTATACATTTAGCTACATAAACAGTTTATTTTTAAAGAAGTATGAGGATTGGTTGCGAAGTAAAGATATCAAGGAAACCACTCTTAGTTTTCAATTTAGAACTTTAAGAGCAGCTTTTAACAAAGCAATTGAAGAGAATGTAGTCAGTAAAGAGAAAAATCCATTCGACCAATTCAAAATTAGCAAGTTTAACACGAAAACCAAGAAGAGAGCCTTAACCAAAGAAGATATTATGAAGATCATTACAACAGAAACGATTAATCCAACTGAATTAAGGCTTTTTGCTCGTGATATATTTACTTTTTCCTATTTATGTGGAGGTATTTCATTTGTTGATGTTGCCAACTTGACAATGAGCAACATTCATAAAGGTAGACTTCTATATTCAAGGCAAAAGACACATGGCGCAATAGATTTTAAACTATGTGAACAAGCTAACGAGATTATAGAAAAGTATACATCTTATAGAAAACAAGCGACTTACCTATTTCCCATACTTAATGCAAAACTCCATAAAACACCTATGCAAAAAAAGAACCGTGTTCGTAAAGTTCTCGCTAGAATCAACAAAGAGTTGAAAGTTTTGAGCTCCGAATTGGAAATTGAAGATACTGTAACAACTTATGTTGCAAGACATTCATTTGCAAGTGTCTTAAAGAAATCGGGAGTTAATATAGGTATTATATCCCAAGCTTTAGGACATCAAGATATAAAGACAACAGAAATATATCTTAGTAAGTTTGATAACGAACAGGTTGATGCAGTAATGAGCAATTTACTATGAATAATAATACCGTTTCTCCATGTTGAGGAACGGTATCCATTCACTGACGTTAGGTGATATTTACAAAAATATACATATCCGAACTAAATGGTGTATTCAAGGCTAAAATGTTCGGACTAAGAGCAAATTACTATTTTTTATGTCCTATATTTGCATTGTCGAAAAGGTGGCAAGGTCATAGGTGACATTGAGATCCCTCGACTGGTCTTCTGTAAAGGACGACACGAGTTCTTTGAAATGATGTACAATTTAACTTCACCCGATGATGATAAGGGTTTATTAAGAAGACGAACAGCAGTATTAGAAATAACATTTATGTTTCAACTAATACGATACTATATGTTCAAAATAATAAATTTCGGGAGCGAGGAAACTCCAAAACACCATGCAGTGATTACGATCGCTATAAATGGTGAAACAAAGGAAGTAATTCCCGCCTTTACCGACTATTCGTTCAAATGTAAAAACTTTGAAAAGGATAAATTATCCAAATCCGTGGATAAAACTAAAATATTACCAACATTATTCTGTTTCGCTGAATCTCGAATCTTCATTGAAGAGGGTATCCAGCTACACGATTATACTGGTAGAGAATTGGTTGATCCGCAAGATTTGCAAATACCAGTAATGGTATATCTTGATAAAGCGGACAACATGAACTTGTTCAATGTATTGAACGAACCGTTACCTTCTATAATCATCCCTTGTGAAAGTGTTGCCGAGGCATACCAGAAAGTTGCCACAACGGCTTACTTCTCGCAGACGGCTTCGAAAGATGATTGGATTGGTCTAGGTGGAATTGTTGCCAAGGATGATCTATTACTCCAAATTCGCCAGTTTGGAAATAAATATGAAATCGGGGGAACAACCGCCCAAGGCTATTTCGGTGTAAGCACCAACACGTCTTTTCTGCAAAGTAAAGCACTTGATCCACAAAGTCCCGCTTTACAAAACGATAGAAGAACGTACCAACAGGCCGAAGAATTATTCAAAGCGGTGGTACAGGCTTTCGGCGTCAGAGCAGCGAAACAAACCCGTTACATTAAGGCTGTCAACTACTGTATCTCACAATACAGCATGGATGTTGTGATGCAAGCCCTAAGTAATATCGGTGCTACCGAGAAATTACGATTGGAAGCGAGCAAATGCGATAACAAAATCGCTTGCCTCCAAAGTATAATCATTGAACAAGCAGCTCTCCTGAAACGTAGTAAGGAGTAGTCTAAAAAGAAAGTTAAGTTGTACATCAAATTTTAGAGTGTCCTACCGTGAGGTAAGGCACTCTTTATTTTTATTTACTCTTATTGCAAAGCAAATATCTTCAAGTATCCCGAATCAAAAAAGAAATTAAAAACCAGTTACCTTGTTCAAGTAACTGGCTTCTCCATTAGATATAGTGTAATAGTCAAGACTTGTTCTGACAATTACACCTTATGAATTCCCATCACGCCCTTGGTAACGGCACCTGCCGGACCGGGAATATTTTGTAACTGGGTTGAAAGAGATTGTCCA